ACCACAGCGAGAAGAGCCCTTTATTTAAAGCTGTTCTCAGGTGAGATGTTCAAAGGTTTCCAGCGTAATACAATCGCTAGAGATCTTGTTACAAGACGTACCTTAAAGAATGGTAAGTCTTTACAGTTCATCTACACAGGTAGAACCAAAGCGGAATTCCATGTCCCTGGACAGTCCATATTAGGTAACGATGAGAAGACACCTCCAGTAGCAGAGAAGACCATCACTTGTGATGACCTACTAATCTCTAGTGCTTTCGTCTATGAATTAGATGAGACACTTGCCCACTACGATTTAAGGGGTGAAATCTCTCGTAAGATCGGTTATGCATTAGCCGAAAATTATGATCGCAGGATTTTCCGTGCGATATCAAAGGCTGCTAGACAGCCAGCACCAGTTTCTATGAGTAACTTCAAAGAGCCTGGTGGTAGTATTGTTAAAGTTGGTGCTGCTAATAGCACAGCCGCAACGGATGCTTATGATTCAACTAAGTTAGTACAAGCTTTCTATGAAGCAGCTGCTATCCTAGATGAAAAAGGTATTACAGGTGACGGACGTGTTGCAGTATTAAACCCAAGACAGTACTATGAATTGATTAGAAATTGTGCAACTAACAACCTAATCAACCGTGACGAAACAGGTAATGCTTTACAATCTGGTAATGGTATCCTTGACATTGCAGGCATCAAGATCTACAAGTCAATGAACATTCCATTCCTAGGTGACTATGGTGTTAACCTAGCTAACCTACCATCTGGCGCTGTATCTAACATCAACGAAGCTGATTCAAAAGGCTCATTCATTGGTGAAGATATGGATGACCAAGACGCATCGACTACTCCTAATGGACAGAAGACCGTTAACAACTACGGTACTGCTGCTAAGTTTGGTGGATCATGTGGCTTGATATTCCAGAAGGAAGCTGCTGGTGTAGTTGAAGCAATTGGACCTCAAGTACAAGTAACTTCAGGTGACGTATCCGTGGTTTACCAGGGTGACGTTATTCTTGGTCGCTTGGCAATGGGTGCTGATTTCTTGAACCCTGCTGCTGCTGTAGAACTTGTAGCTGGTGTTGATGTTTCCGCTAACTGGAACAACACTGCTGTTTCTAACGCATCATTCACATAATTTATATTATTTAACCAACATATCGGGGGGCTTCGGTCCCCCTTTTTTTTATTCACAAAAATTTATACCTATGGCTACCACAACTGACACCGATACCGAACTATCCGCTGTGAACTCCATTCTGGGTAGCATAGGTCAATCACCAATTACTACCTTAAACTATGAAAATCCAGAAATATCTTTCATTTATAATATTTTAACTGAAGTTAACAAAGATGTTCAAAATGAAGGATGGCATTTCAATACGGAGTATCATGTTAAGGTGTCTCCAGACTCTAATAATAATGTAAGTCTACCTGCTAAAACTTTACGATATGATTTACATGATGACCATCTTAATAAAGGAACAGATCTCGTTGTCCGTGATGGAAAACTATATGATTTGGTTGATCACACTGACGAATTTACAGCAGACCTTTATTTAGATGTTGTCACATTATATCCATTTGCTGATCTACCTAATCCATTCCAAAGATATATAACTTATAGAGCCGCTGTAAGAGCAGCTACACAGCTTGTATCTAACCCACAATTAGTTCAGTTACTATCTCAACAAGAAGCTCAAGCCAGAGCAACTTGTATGGAATACGAAACTCAACAAGGAGATCATTCCTTTATGGGTTGGCCACATGATAGTTATTATAGACCATACAAACCTTACAATGTATTAGCTAGATAATGTCAAGTATTTCACAGACTATACCTTCTTATGTCAATGGTATATCACAACAACCAGACCAACTGAAATTACCAGGCCAAGTTTCTATAGCTCAGAATGTCTTACCAGATATCACAGAAGGATTACAGAAACGTCCTGGTGGAATCTTAGTAAATTCATTGAGTGATGATTCAACAGCTTCAAACAATGCATCTGCTAATGGTAGATGGTTCAGTTACTACCGTGATGAAAATGAACAATATATAGGACAGATAGCTAGAGATGGTACTGTCCGTATGTGGACTGTTGGTGCTCAATCAGTAGCAAGTATAACTTACCCAGCTGGTTCACCAATGGCAGTTTATTATGATGCATCAAATACTACAGCTGCAACACAAACTAATTTAAAAGCATATTTAGAACACTCACAAGATGATGATATCCAAGCATTAACTTTAAATGATTTTACATATATAAATAATCGAGCAAAGTATGAAGATGATGGAACTACTTCTCATACAAAAACTACTGTAGCAATGGCAGGTACTTTAGCACCTGTTAGACCTCCAGAGGCTTTTATAGAATTAAAAAAGATATCATATGCTAGTCAATATTCTATCAATCTATTTGATAGCGATTCAGAAACAACTATAACGACAGCTACTAGAATTAAAGTACAACGTACGCATGATAGCAGCAATAGTTGTGCATCTGGAGGAGCTTTATCTGGATTACCTACTGGAGGCCATTATTGTACAAGTGGAAATTCAAGAGATAGTTACTGCCCTAATGTAGATACCCAAGTATTTGAAGTAGACTACGGTGCATCTGGAGATGCAGATGATGCAAACGGTCAAGCATGGACATATTCTGGAGCAGTTAATGGAGGTACTGCTAGTGATAGAAAGAATATGTATTTCCGTATTCTTACTATAGGACAGTCAGTCCCTGAAGGTGGAAATGCAACTAATCCTGATTATCATTGTCGCTATACTACAACACATGATCTACTTTATGGTGGAGAAGGGTGGGTAACTGGTGATTACTTTGATGTCTACATGAAAAATGCTAAATATAAAGTCACAGTTTTAGAACATAGTACAGCTAAAGTAAAAGCTAATTTAGCCGCAGCTCGTCCTACACCTACACCATTTGATAACGAACAAACTATAACTGCTGAAAGTATTTTAGGAGATATAGAAACAGAGATTATCGCAGGAGGTAATTTCACTGATGCAAATATAACACAAGTCGGTAACGGTTTGTATATAACTAGAGCGTCTGGCGCATTCAATATATCAACAGGTTCTTCAGCTTTAATGACTGTTATGGCTGACAGTGTTAATAATATTGAAGACTTACCTGCCCAATGTAAACATGGATATATTGTAAAAATTACTAATAGTGTAGAAGAAGAAGATGATTGGTATGTACAATTTAAAGGTAAGGATGACAAGGATGGTTCTGGAGTTTGGGAAGAATGTCCAAAGCCTGGAAGAACTGTTGCCTTTGATCCAGCAACAATGCCTATACAAATTGTTAGGAAACAAGATGATGCATCTGGTACAGTAACAGGTACTGCTTATAAAATTTACTTTGATGTTAATCATAATGTATGGGAAGATGCTTTAGTTGGTGATGATAAAACAAATGGAGAGCCAAGTTTTGTTGGAAAAAAAATTAACAAGATGGTTTTCTTTAGGAATAGATTAGTTCTATTTGCTGATGAAAACGTAGTGTTATCAACAGCTGGAAGCTTCTTTAATTTTTGGAACAAAACTGCTTTAACGTTTAGCAATGTAGATCCAATTGATTTGTCTTGTAGCTCTCATCAACCTGCAGTTATATATGATGCTATCCCTGTAAACACTGGATTGATTTTGTTTACTAAAACTCAACAATTCATGTTAACAACAGATAGTGATATACTTAGCCCTAATACTGCTAAAATAAATAGGTTAGCAAATTACAATTTTAATTCAGCTACATCACCTATATCATTAGGTACTACAGTTGGTTGGCTAGATAATGCAGGTAAAAATTCTCGCTTCTTTGAAATGCAAAGAACTATGAGAGAAGGTGAACCTGAAATTGTAGAGCAAAGTAAAATTGTTTCTAGATTATTTAATCAAGATTTAAAATTAATCTCTAACTCACGGGAGAATGGTATTATATTCTTCAGTGAATTAGATTCAGATACCTTATATTGTTATAGACATTTCAATACATCTGATAAAAGAATCCAGCAGGCATGGTTTACTTGGAAATTACCAGGCTCTGTTAGGCATCATACTGTCTTAGACGATTCATTATATGTGATACTACGTAATAATAGTAAAGATAATTTATTAAGATTCGATATAAAATTACATGATGACTCACGTACAGTTACTGACGATTTAGATACAACAGATACATCAGATGATATTACATATAGAGTACATTTAGATAATAGTAAAATTATTGCAGCAAGTGCATTAGGATATTCTGCAAGTTCAGGTCGAACTGGATTTACTTTACCTGATGGATTTAATGTTACAACTACTACAACTGATTCAGGTTATAGAAAATTAGCCGTATACTGTCATGTATCAGGTGATCAGGTAGGTCGTTATGCAGAAGCCTCAGTTGTCGGAAATCCTGGAAATTATAACATAGAATTTGAAGGAGATTGGACAGGTCAAGATTTAACTGTTGGTTATCTTTTTGATTATGAAGTTCAGTTCCCTACTATTTTTGTTCAAAAAGAAAATCAAGGTAAAGTCAGATCAGAAGTTAATAGCTCCTTAGTTGTACATAGAGTAAAATTAAACTTAGGTCATGCTGGTTTATATCAGACTCTTATTGAACGTACTGGGAAACCTGATTATTTAGAAACATGGGAACCTGCTAAGGCGGATTCTTATAATGCTAACGCAGTTGATTTTACCCCAGAGATTATTCAAACTATTCCAACATATGAAAAAAATACAAACTTAACCGTAACTCTTAAATCAACCCACCCCGCACCAGCTACATTATACTCAATGTCCTGGGAAGGTGATTTCACTAACAATTTCTACCAACGTGTCTAAATTAGATCAATACGTACATCCAATAACCAAAGAGGCTGCCATTGAGGTGGCCTCTAATATGCGAGCAGATGATCGCAGAGAGCTTGAAGAAGGCCATGGGGAAGATCCATTAAAGTACCTAACTTGGGAAGCTGAGAGAGGCATATGCGTCTATTTCCAGGTGCCTAACGGCAGGATTGCTGGTATGGCAGGTGTCGAATCTGATGGATTAATATGGATGTTATGTACTGATGCTATTGATGATTACCCTGTCACTTTTGCAAGAGAAGCTAAACGTTGGATCGAGAGTAGAAAAGAAAAGCTTCTATGGAACTATATGGACCCACGTAATAAGGTTCATTTAAAACTACTCAAATTTCTAGGTTTCAAATTTCTACGGAAAGTACCATTTGGACCTAACCAATTGCCCTTTATAGAGTTTTGCCGTGTGCGCAGGAGCAGCAGCTGCTAGAGCAGCCAATAGAAATGCGATGATCAACCATCGCCACAGACAATGGAGTAGATACCATAAAACCATGCAAGCGTATGGTAGATATGGTGTCACTAAAATACAAGGAAAAGTTGAGCAATGGAATTTTAATCAAGGTTTATATAGATCTTGGACTCAAGCTCAATCTAAACTTAATAGTGTTAAACATCAAGTACTAAAAGCTAATACCCAAGGATGGATAAAACAGATGTCTGAAAGTAAATATTTCAGTGCATTATCTGCAGGTCTTCAAGGTAAAAGTATTGAACGTATGGGTATACTTGAAGCTGGAGCTTTAGGTAGATTCTATGCTAGTAATATAGATAAGTATTATAAGGTTAGAGAAAAGACAAAAGAAGGTATGGAATATGCTAGATTAATGGCTAGTGGTAAACTAGATCAATCATTTGCTAAAAGAGCATTTGCTCCAACACCTGATATACAAGCTGCAGCACCAGCTATGCAAAGCGTAGGAGCTGCACTGTTTGGTGATATCCTTGGAACTGTAGGCTCTGTAGTTGGTATTGCTAGTGGTCTGGGTTGGGACGGATTTTCGTCTGACCGAAGACTTAAAACAGATATCAAGAAGATCGGAGAATCTATTGATGGTTATAACATATATAGATATAAGTACCTAGATCAACCAGAAGAATTCATCGGAGCTATGGCTGACGAAGTATTCAAAAAACAACCTGGAGCTGTATTCATTATGGATAATGGTTATATGGGTGTTGATTATTCTAAAATTGACGTAGAATTCAGGGAGGTGATTCCAAATGCAGCAAGCAAGTAAAAATGAATTCTCTGAATTTGAGTTTATACAAGCTCCTGATTTTCTAGAGTCCTTTGATAGGACTGCTAATCTAGATGCCTGGGATGATGCAACAGCTCAAGCTAAAGAAAATGGTGCAACCAGATTAGCTAACGCTCAACAGGCTGTAAGAAACCAAGAGAAAGTATTCAGTTTATCGCCAAAACTAGCTCAGTTTTATAGCGATCAAATGAAGGAACGTGATAAACGTTTAACAGCTCAAGCTAGAGAAATACAATCACAGGCTTTAGCTCAAGGTGTAGAATTAAATCTTAAAGAATACGCTGAGTATAAAAAGAATGAATCTGATCTTGATGGTCAAACAGGATACTTTGATACTAAAGCCCAAGAATTACATGATAAAGGTGAGACTGAATTAGCTAGACAGATACGTAGTCTAACGGGTCGTAAAGAGAGAATGATGCACCGTGTCCTATTAATGGATACGGCTAATAGTTATGAATCTGATTTCCTTGCAACTAGAGATGAGATATCAATAGAACGAAAAGGTGAAGAAACTTTAACTTGGGATAATGCTGATACAACTGCTGAAAAGCGGATGATCATGTCCAAGTGGAGAGAAGAGAAAGGTCTTGCAATAAATGACATATATGATTTTAGTGATGAATTCTTAGAAGATGTTTACTATAAGAAAGTTCGAGATGTTGATCAACGGATATTAAACGAATCAAATAAAAATGCAATTGCTATAGAAAAAGCAGAGCATTTAAATAATTCTAAATCCATATTTCTAGCTGCAGGTACAACTAATAATGGTTTATTAGGTCAAGAATTAATTTCTTGGGTTGAGTCAAATAAAGGTAGGTATAATGGTGAAGCTGGAGCTAGACTAGCTGCAAGAGGTATATTATTAGGTTTAGTAGAAGATGGTTCTCTTACTGTTGAACAATTTAAATCCATGTATAAACATGGGTTTGAACATAAAGGTACAGGAAAAACAGAGAATGTCGGTATATGGAAAGAGTTTAATCCAGAGGATGAAGTTGTCTCTACATTATTAGAGCAAGCTGAAATCAAAGGATTGAATGCAATAGAACAACAAAAAGCTGCTGAAGGACATAAGTTTGTCAATGAAATTGAAAGAAAACTTGGTGAGTTAGATCGACCTCCAACTGAACAAGAAGTTAGAGATCTCCAAAGACAGTGGTTGGATGAAACTAATGGTTTACCACTCCCTCAACGTTTAAAAGCTTTATCTAGTTCTACATTAGAAGATAGAGATAATCTTGATATTGTAAATGAAATGCAATCAAATCTAGATTTAGGTTTACCGATTGGTAATAAATACCAACAAATAAAAGGAGATCCTGATTTATATTCTAGGTGGCAAAAGATAGCAAATTCTGATTTAGGTAAAGGTTTAGATCCTGCTCTGTCTGGTCAAGCAGAAAAGATGATCGTAGCTGAAATTAAAGATGAATTGAATATGACTATGGGTGTTAGTGAAACTAATACTCCAGAGTTCTTGACAATGAAATTAAATGCTCAGGCTTTATATGCTAGAGAGTATAAAAATGCTCAATTTGAAACTCCAAAAGAAAAGCATACTTGGGCAATGCAGCAAGTAAAAGAAGCAATCCATACAAATGGTGGTAAAGCTTTGAAAATCGAACAAACTATTAGTTCAGATCAATCTTATGCTAAGAAATTATCTTTATCTGCAGCTGCTATTGCTAAAGATAAAAATATAATTAAAACAGGAATATTACCTGGAACTGAAAAGGATTTTAAATTATTAGATCAATATGTAAAAGATCCACTTAATAGTAAGATACCTTATATCTATACAGTTTTAGCTAATAAAATAAATGCACCTGGTTATACAGCATGGCATTTAGCTAATGATCAATATAGAGCTGTAAATGGAAAAGACCTACCTTCTAAACCTACAGCTGTAGAAAGATTAGAATCGAAGTCTCCTTTAGTACAACATATGCTTACATATAAATCTAGTAATCAATCCGTTAGAAGAGCTGCTGTTTATGATAGAGGTGGTGGTAATTTTAATATCGAAGGAGCTGTTCTACCAGGCTTATCATTGGAGCCAGTATTAACATGACAGATAGTAACTTAAATATTGATAACATTCAGGTAGATGCTGAAGGGTTACAACAAGCTGCAGATTCAGCAGGTGCATGGTTACAGAATGCACAAGAATCAGAATCATTCCAACAGGAAAGATTAGAAACTCAAGAAGCCGAGAATACTCAATTAGCAGCTGAACAAGCTGATCCTAGAAATAGAGAAGATTGGGGTATCGGTGGTGTAGTAAAAGAACTCCAATCAGCTTTTGTTGGAGGTATACAAGATACAGCATCTTCAATAGTAACCTTACCAGAACGTGGCATTGACATGCTGACTGGTGAGATGCAAGAAGAAATGAAGTCTGAAGAAGGCTATGATGCTGAGTGGGATAATTGGTTTGTAAGTAAAGAGAATCCAATTGAAACCAAAACATGGTGGGGAGGACTTATTAGAAGTGCTACTCACTTTGGTACTATGGCTGCTGCTATAGTTCCTGCTGCAGGTGCAGCTGGTGTAGGTGCTACAGCACTTGGAGCTGGTAGAGCTGTAACATGGGTTGGTGGAGCTATGGCTAATCAGTGGGTAAGAGCCGCTGCAGTCGGTGCTGCTTCTGACTTAGCATCAAAGTATTCTCAAGATGCTAATGCTTTACAAATGCTAAGAGATAGATATGGATTCATTGATACCCCTTTTACAACAAACGATCTAGATCATCCTACTGTTAAAACATTTAAAAATGTAGTAGAAGGATTAGGTATTGGAGAATTAGCCAACGGGTTATTCCGTATCATGGGTAAAGGTATGAAACGTGTCTTACCTGATGGAAGGTTATTAGATAATGCTGAAGAAGCTATTGCAAGAGGTGATGCTAGAGCTAATAGTGTTGCTGAACAAACCTTAGAAAAAGCACAGGTAGAGCTTGCTGAGTCTGGTACAGATTTCCGTGGGCATAAAAACAAACCTGTAGCTAACCTAGAGCAAGGTGCTCCTACTTCTAAAGATAACCCTGTTGATGTACGTAACTCACAAAAGAGAGTACGTAGTGAGTGGGGTGCAGAAGAAGGATCAGCTGGTTCTGTTACAACTCCTAAACAACTAGAAGTTGCAGCAAATACTAAAGGTTTAAGTGAAGAAGTTATAGAACAGACATTCAGAGATTTAGTCAGTGAACCAAGGTTTGCATCTGAAATGGCTGCTATACAAGCTGGTAGAACTACTATTAAAGAAGTTTGGGGTGATGCAATAGAAGGATGGCAACGTATAGGATTAGGTAGAGAAGCTGCAGATTTAACCCCAGAAGAATACTTTAGAGATTTCTTTGAAGGAAGATCTGGTAGAGATATCGGTACACCTGATGAAATGCTATATTGGTCAGCTAGGAACGTAGTTGCTGCAGACCTTGTAGTAGGTTCTCTTATGCAAGAGATTAGAGATTTAGGTATTGTAGGTAGAGAGATAGCTGATATAGCTGATTTAGGTAGTGCTGATGGTCCAGGTAAAGCTTTATTTGATAAGCTTTTAACTGCTACTACGGAAATCAGACGTACTGAATTAGTACTATCTGATGATTACGCAGCTTTAGCAGCAAGAGAAGGTGCTACTCCTGCTATGAGAAAAGCAGCTTTAGATGCACAGAAACAATTTGTATCTACAAACTTACAAACTAAAGTACAAGATTCTATTGATGCTTATAGGTTAGCTTTAAAAGTAGCAGGTGAATCACAAGACGATGATTTATTCAAGATGATATTTGAAACAGTATCAATGAATAAAGATATCAATAATCTTAAAGACTTTGATAACTATTTACGACATAAGATTAGAGGTAAAACCTTCAAAGGTAAGGAAGATATTGGTCTCATTATTAAAGGATGGGAACGAGTGATGGTTAATAGTATGCTGAGTGGTCCTAAAACACCTTTCAGAGCACTTATTGGTACATCAACAGCTACATTCTTAAGACCTCTTTCAACTGCAGCTGGAGCCTTTACAATGGGTGACGGTGCTACAGTTAGAGCAAGTCTATCTTCTTTAAATGCTATGAGACAGGCGATCCCTGAAGCATGGACTTTATTTAGATCTCGTCTAAATTCTTATTGGGCTGGTGATGTATCTACTATTAAAAACAGATTTACAGAATATACTAAAGGCGATGAAAATTGGTCCATGTATGGAAACTGGATTGAAAATAGTGGTCGTGCTACTGATGGTGATAAAGCTGCTTATTATATGGCTAATATGGCAAGGGGGCTTAACGATAATAAATTCCTTACTTACTCAACTAAGCTTATGGCTGCAACAGATGATACCTTTGGGTATCTCTTAGCTAGAGCTAAAGGTAGAGAGAAGGCATATCGAGAAGCTATGGATTTATTCAATCAGGGTAAATCTACAGAAATCACTCCTGCAGTATTAAGAGAAGGTGAAGATAGGTTTCTACAACAGATACTAGACAAAGATGGTAATATAAGATTAGATACAGACTTAGGTAAGAATGTTGATTTTGCTAGGAAAGAGGTTACACTAACTAATGATCTGACTGGATTTGCATCTGGTATGGATGATATATTTAGAAAAACCCCTTGGGCTAGACCCTTCTTTCTATTTGCAAGGACTGGTGTTAATGGTTTAAATCTTACCGCTAAACATACCCCAGGCTTCAACTTCTTAGTTAAAGAATAT